CCGCAAATAACGGATGGCGTAGTTTTACACTGAGAAATGAAAGGGATTTGAAAAGAAAAAACCGCAAAAGCGGGCGAAACGATATATACAATAAGGAAAGCACTCTATCCAACAAACCACTCACAGTTAATCGGAATAAAAGCAGAGTGCTTATGAATGATCGCCTGCCCGAAGGTTAGTATTTCTGCACAGCAATTTTGCAAAAAAAAGCGATCATTCATAACTTAAACGTCTTTCAGTCACTCCGGGATTTCCCATCATCGCAGACT